CCCTGCCCCAATATTGGGTATTAATTTATGGATTAGGAATCAGCTGCTGCATCAGCGAATGCAACGGCGTCCTCTTCTTCCCACTGAATACCGAACCGAACGAATACGGTGTACTCGATCGTGTCCTTCTTTGCAACATACTCGCGGTTAACGGTAATGTCGCGCTGGAAACCCCATACACGGTTAGATGGGAATGTAATGTCTACATAGCCATCTGGGTAGTAAGGAACTTCCTGAACATCGATACCAAGAACGCGGGTAGTGCGAGCAGTCCCAAGGGTCTGTCCAACACCATCCAAGTAGTTCTGACGGTTAGCTTGAGTACTTCCTGGAACCTGTCCAGCAAATGCTTCAGCAACAGCGTCAGCGAGCGTACCGTTGTTCTTTACGATGCCCTGGAAGGCATCGGTACCAGCGTAGAACTTAAGGTTGTTCTTCAATGCACGGTACTTGCGGGGCATAGCAGTAAGGATACCCTGCATAACCTCTGTAGTCCAAGCGTTGTCGGCAACCGTAGCAACGAACTCATGTGCGTCACCACCGGTCTTTACGCGGTTTACGAACCCGTCCATGATGGAAAGGAAGCTACCAGTTGCACCGTCACCATTAATGGCTAGGTCTTCGATGTCATTTGCAAATGCGTTTGTCATCAAACGAACTAGGTGGTCCTCCAGACCAGCACCTTCGACGTTGTCTTCGAGTGCTTCTGCGCTGACCTCCCAGTCAAGACGGATCTTCTTTGTAGTAAGTTCCACCTTGGAGAAGGTTGCACCTGTGTTGGTGTAGTCACCTACACCCTGAGAAGCCGCACGAATAACGCGCTCACCTACGTTAACCTTTTCAAGTTCCATAGTGTTGGCACGCATGGTTACGCGACGACCATCTTTGGCGAGAACAGTACCATCCCAAACATAGTCAATAAAACGACGTGCTTGCTCTGGACGGAGAATACCGCTTGCTGCATCACCCGAAGGATTCACGGCATTTGGACCTGATGTTACACCAAATTCAGCGGTAGGAATGTTTCCTAGTGTATCTGCACCAGGACTACTTACTCCGCCAATACCACCAGATGCAAAGGCACCCTCAGCGTTATAACGCCCAGAGTCAGCTGCTGCAGCATCTGGATTATTCTTTTTAATCTCTTCCGACATATTGTCACCTCCTAAGTGATTTTTTTAGTCTTATTTAAATAAGTCGGCAGTTTTGAGGAAACGACCGCCCCATAGGGATTTTTCAACCATTTCTGGCTGTTCCTGCACGATCTCGCCTAGATCGCCAGACTTGCGGAAAGCTGTATCGTGCTCTACAGCATCGACACGCTTACCAAATTCATCAAACTGGCCCTTAGCTTCTGCAACCTCGTTCTTTGTGGCTGCTAGCTCTTCGGATACACCAGTAATTGACTTGTTTAATGCATTGACCTGCTCGTGAAGAGACTTAACGGTTTCTGCAAGATCGCTAAAGGCTGATGAGAGGACATCCTTAATGTCAGCTACTGCGTCAACAACAGCAACATCGTCGGACTTGGCTACCTCTTCTTCTGCCTCGACAGCATCGGCCTTTTCGACTTCAGCGTCAATGGCGTCTGCCTTTTCAGCGTCAGCCTCAACAGCCTCAGCCTCTTCAACTTCAGCTTCAGCGGCATCAACGGGAGCTGCTTCTTCAGCAACTTCCTCTTCCACAACTTCTTCAGTTTCGGCATCTGCCTCTGGAGCGACCTCTACCTCTTCAACGACCTCATCAGATTTCTCTGTGATTTCTTCTGTTGTTTCAGTCATAGGATTTACCTCCTCTGTCATCTTAGAAAGATTCATGCCTTTAGCACTATCAACTAAGAACTTAATCATGTCAGTTTTTTCGCCATCTGTTTTTTTCTACAAAACCAATGTTCTGCATAGATGAACCTGACACTGGGTGATTCTCGGATTCATTGTCAGACAGTATGACCAGCCCAGAGTCTGAATCCCAGAACACATTTTCTAAATCAGCAACACCGTCGCCCTTAAGGACATCGACGTCTTCTGACTTTTCAATTGAAAGAATATTAGCAAACTGATTTGCTGGAGAATCAACAAGAGAAAGCTCTACTAGATCATACTGCTTAATAATACGAATCTGATTGTCCGCCTTCTCGTCATATGCATCATCCCACTTTAACATTCTACCACCAATTGAGAAACCTGTGTACGTTCCATCCAAG